CCAGAGCAACTGTCGTGGGTAATCTACAGCCGTAAGGTGAAAGACAAGACGCTGTGGTCTAATACCATTGACCCTTACATGCGTGACACACCCTTCAAGGACTTGGTGCGTAGTCAGACACAGTATCTATATAAGACAGAGGCAGTGCAGTGCAGTGACTGTAAAGGCACAGGTTACATTCGTAAGGTGAAGAAGGATGGCACACCCTTTGCCAAGCCAAACAAGTGCATTACCTGTGCAGCTGGTGGCTTTCTATTCAAGCCAACTAAGGAAGTGGCCGGTCTAAAGTTTACGCCACCCAATGCTAAGTGGGCTAGTGCTAGTGGCTTTAGCACAAGCAAGAATAATCTTGAGGTGTTAGAGAAGGCAGCAAACAGCAAGGGTATGGATGATGCAGTTACATTCCTGCGTGAGATTCGTCGTTTGTCTGCTGTCGAAACATATCTGTCATCATTTGTTGATGGCATTCGCGTACATACAAAGCAGGATGGTAAGCTTCATGTGCGCCTATTACAACATAGGACTGCCACTGGACGCCTGTCTGGTGCAGACCCCAACATGCAGAACATGCCACGTGGTGGTACATTCCCTGTCAAGAAGGTGTTTGTATCTCGCTGGCCTAATGGTAAAGTATTGGAAGCAGACTTTGCACAGCTTGAGTTTCGTGCGGCTGCATTCCTGTCACAAGATGGAGTTGCAATTGAAGAAGTATCTACTGGGTTTGATGTTCACGCATACACCGCTAAAGTTATTACCGATGCTGGTCAGCCTACGGATAGACAGACTGCGAAGGCGCATACATTCGCGCCGTTATATGGAGCAACGGGCTTCGGCAGAACGCCAGCGGAAGCAGAATACTACACACACTTCACGGAAAAATACCAAGGCATCGCAGATTGGCATACCCGACTGGCTAAAGAGGCTTTAACTACAGAGATGATTACTACACCCTCTGGTCGGCAGTTTAAGTTTGAGGGTGTGCATCGTCTTGAGAGTGGCAAGGTCACTAACTTTACGCAGATCAAGAACTATCCTGTGCAGTCATTTGCTACGGCAGACATTGTGCCTATTGCCCTGCTTCACATTGAGAAGCTGCTGGTAGGTATGCAGTCTTGTGTAGTCAACACTGTGCATGACAGTATCGTCATTGACGTACACCCAGATGAAGAACGTCAGGTGATTGACATTATACAAAAAACTAATGCCGATCTTCCTGGTTTAATTACAATGAGATGGGGCATAGTCTTTAATGTACCACTCGAACTTGAAGCCAAAATAGGTAAAAATTGGCTTGACACAAAGGACGTAGTGTGATAAAACTACGGTTCTATTTCTCAAGAAAGGAGCAAATATAAATGAGTGAACTTGCAGTAATTGATTCCAATAACTATGCAGCTATGGCACAGATGCTAGGCATGGCTGCTGATACAGGTGAGAGTAAGAGTAGTCTTGCCCGTATCAAGATTCACAGTCAGCCAATCAAGGGTAAGGCAGAGATTAATGGCAAGACAATGAATGTCGATATCGTGTCGGCTGGTTCATTCTTCTTGGCAAACATCGAAGGCAAGACTGTGTACGCTGAGAAGATCAGGATGCGCCTGTTCATGCAGAGGTTTCTGTACCAGAAGTATGATCCGGTCAACAAGAACTATGTGAAGACAGTCATGGCAGAGAATCTGGACATTGACCTCAAGGACAACCAAGGCAACTTCAACTGTGGTAAACCTTCTGGTTACATCAAGGACTTCGATGCTTTGTCTGACGACATGCAGACTCTCATTCGTTCTATCAAGCGTACACGTTCTATGTACGGGACTGTTACCTTTGTAGATGCGAAGGATGAAGAAGGCAATCCTGCTGAACTGGTGGACACACCCTTTGTGTTTGACGTGGCAGTAAAGGAAGGCTACAAAAACTTTGGTGATGTGTCAAACAAGTTTGCGCAGCATCGTCGTCTTCCCATCATGCACGACATCATTGTGTCTACGGCTGAACGTAAAGGCCCGAATGGCCCATACTATGTGCCAGTCTGTGAAGCAGACCTTGACACAATCCACGAGATTACGGAAGCAGATCAACAGCTACTCAGGGACTTCCAAGCTGTAGTCGAGAACCATAATCGTAGGGTACTGTCTGATTGGGAAGAGAAGCATGTTCAGAAAGCTACTCAAGAAGAGAAAGAACTTGCTGAATCCTTTGTTGACATTGATGTTGAAGAGGTAGAATGATATGAATCACCCAGCTGAACTGGCGTTGCATAAGTATATGGACGACGCTGCCAATGGCAAGTCAACCATGTCCCAAGAGACAATCAAACAGATTGGTTTGGATGTCATGGGTGCGCTTGCACGTCAGTTTGGCGGGGCAGACAAGCGAGAATTTAGGCTACGTATGTCGAACATTGGTAGGCCCACGTGCCAGCTATGGTTCGAGAAGAACAAGCCTGAGACAGCACTGCCTCGTCCAACCACATTTGTCATGAACATGATGCTTGGAGATATTGTGGAAGCAGTATTCAAAGGGCTACTAAAGGAAGCAGGAGTGGAGTATGGTGATTCAGAAAATGTATCTCTGGATATTGGAGAGCATACAATTAATGGAACATATGACCTTACTATTGATGGTGCTGTTGATGATGTCAAGTCAGCATCTGACTGGTCTTATCGTAACAAGTTTGCATCATTTGAAACACTACATAGTAGCGATGCTTTCGGTTACGTTGGACAGCTTGTCGGCTACGCTAAAGCTACTGGCCTAAAACCTGGTGGCTGGTGGGTTGTCAACAAAGCAAATGGTAGTTTCAAATATGTTCCAGCTACAGGCGTAGATACTGAACAGGAATTGCAGAAGATTAGCGACACAATTGAAACTGTGGATTCCAATGAGTTCAAGCGTTGCTTCGAGCCTGTAGAAGAAACATTCAGAGGCAAGCCGACTGGTAACAAAGTCCTAGCCAAAGAGTGTTCGTTCTGTGACTATCGCAAAGCATGTTGGCCTGACCTTAAGGAATTGCCAGCAGTGAAGTCACAGGCAAAAGAACCAAAGATTGTTTCGTATGTTGAACTGGCTAGTGAATACGACAGTGCATAATGCGAAACGATTCAGGGCAGCACGTAAGTTAGGATTTCGTAGTGGCCTTGAGCATAAGATTTCTGAGTATCTTGTAGGACTTAAGATAAAGTTTGACTATGAGTCCATTAAGATCGAATGGGAAGACCTTGCTTACAGGACATATACACCTGACTTCGTGCTTGCCAATGGCATCATCATTGAGACGAAGGGAATGTTCACGGCAGCAGATCGGCGCAAGCATTTAGCAATCAAGCGTCAGCATCCTAACTTGGATATTCGTTTTGTCTTTGAGAACAGCAGACGAAAGCTTCGCAAAGGGGCGAAGTCAACCTACGGTGAGTGGTGTATCAAGTATGGGTTTAGGTACTATGACAGGATCATTCCCGAAGACTGGCTGAAAGAAAAGGGAAAAAACAAGCATCCAAAGTTTATTAAATTTGCAGGAACTAAAGTAAAAAGGAGTAAAAAATGACAGAGGAAAATGATACAGAAGACCATGTAATAGAAGACGATTTTCTTATACGTGTTCGTCCGGCGAAAACAGATTCGGGTACGTACACAGGAGAAGCAAGTTTCTCTGTCATTAGTAGTCAGAATCATGATATACCTATTGACTTATATCAAGATATGGAGTATGTAGTTAAATGTATGTTGTCTACTATACCTCTCATGGAACAGGACGATAACTTCCGCGACTTCGTTGCACATTACGTAGACAGATACTTTACGTATGAGTTCGATGAAAGGGAAGAGGTTCCATTAATTGAGGATGTAGATGGCAATGTGATTACTATTAACTTCAATACAAACACGAAAGGTAACGCATGACGATGAGACATGAAGAATATATGAGACAAGCAGCAGCGCAGTCAGATATGGTTAATCATCCACCTCACTACAATCAGCAAGGCATCGAATGTATTGAAGCTATTCATGCAGCAACCGGTGAGGGATTTGAGTATTATCTGCAAGGCAACATTATGAAATATCTATGGCGTTACAGATACAAGAATGGCAGTGAAGATTTGAAGAAAGCCTTGTGGTATCTAGAGAAACTGATTGAGGTACAGGATGAGAGTTAAAGTATTCATAACACTTGACATTGATCCAGAAGAGTATCCTGTACCTGCCGACGAGAATGTAGCGCAAGACATACAGGAAAGTATTGAGGAATACTTTTATGAAGTAGAGGGTGCAAACATACGTAACATCAAATCAATTATGGAGTAACATAAAATGAACAATTACCTACCAACAGACTACCAAAACTTTATTGCACTTTCACGTTATGCACGTTGGAAGGAAGATGAACAACGAAGGGAGACATGGAGTGAAACAGTCGCACGATACTTTGATTACATTACTAAGCATCTGGTCACTAAGCATGATTATCAGCTTCCTGATTCACTGAGGGGTGAACTGGAACAGGCTGTGCTTAATCAAGACATCATGCCAAGCATGAGAGCATTGATGACAGCTGGCCCTGCGCTGGATCGTTGCCATGTAGGCGGCTACAATTGCTCCTACGTACCTGTAGACAATCCTCGTGCATTCGATGAGACAATGTATATTCTCATGTGTGGCACAGGCGTTGGCTTTTCAGTAGAACGTCACCATACTGATAAGCTGCCCATTGTGAATGAGGACATGAATGACACAGATACTGTCATCAAGGTTGGCGACTCTCGTCCTGGCTGGGCGAAGTCATTGCGTGAACTCATCTCTCTGCTGTATGCAGGACAAGTACCCCAATGGGACACCAGCGAGGTTCGCCCTGCTGGCGCACGTCTTAAGACATTTGGTGGCAGGGCTAGTGGTCCCGCACCTCTTGAGGAACTTTTCCAGTTTACTGTAGACATGTTCAAGAAGGCGGCAGGTCGTCGCCTGTACCCAATTGAGTGCCATGACTTGATGTGTAAAATTGGTGAGGTTGTCGTCGTAGGTGGTGTCCGACGCAGCGCACTCATCAGCCTGTCCAATCTGAATGATGACCAGATGCGCCATGCCAAGGCAGGACAGTGGTGGGAGAATGAAGGGCAACGTGCGCTGGCTAACAACAGCGTTGCCTACAAAGA